TGAAGCGGAGTTTGCACAGAAAGGCACTCTTCCAGAAATTGCATCTGTAAACATAACGGTCAACCTAACTGTCAATCAGTAGCCATGGCCAGGACGCTCCAGAGACTCACAGAGCGACAGGCTCTCTACAACGTCAATATTATTGGCGCGCCTTTGCCTATTGCTGACTACAATCTTTCAACTTATTGGACAGTTACCAACGGCACCGCATCGCTCATCAATGATGACTTCTTTGTAAGTAATAGATATGTGATGAAGATTATTCCTTCATCCTCTGCGCCAGTAACTATTAGTACGAATGCAACAAACGGAATCCTGGAGGGAGATAGCGGACTCAACATTGTCTTTACGTCTGTCTTTAAGTTTGGAGTCAATGCTGCACAGACAGAAACGAAAATATACAAAAACTCAGAGATAGTTGCTGGGGAGACAAAAGCACACAATGCATCCGTCTGGAGTGTTGTTCGCTCCAACAGAATGACCTATCAATACTCAGTTGGGACAACGGTTACAGCCAAGGTTGAAGTTTCAAATCATGGCTCTCAACCGATTTACATGACGATGCCAGCCGTGGTAAATGACGACGCATTCATCAATGCTCCAGCGGTTCTGGCATCAAAGGTTTATATGCCTGACTTTTACTGGCAGTTTGATGGTCAGTCCGTCAGCCCAACTTACCCTCTCTTCAGGTTTGTGGATATCTGTACATGGCCGATTTCAGAGGCTGCACAGATGTATGCCAACTGGTTTGAGTATGAAACTGGTGAACTGCCATACAACACTTCTCGTGATGATTTGAGAACAAGAAGCGCCCTTCTTCATCCAGACAACTTCTATCTCGCTTATAGAAACTGGATATGGCAATTCATCGGCTCTCCATTTTTAAGAAACGTCTATGACCCAGCAGATAACGCGGCTTACATTGCTGACGAAGAGGAGTACGCCAGGTGGCAGGCCAGAACTGCACACTTCGGGCATGGGGCTGGTAGCAGGAAAGCCATCAGGGAAGCAGCGGAATTCGTTTTGTCTGGAACTAAAACTGTTGTTATTACACCCAAATTTAGCGGAGACCCTTTTCAGATTTCCGTCAAGACTCTGGTATCTGAAACACCAGACGTTGCTATGGATGGTGATGTAAGCGCAGCCGTCCTGGCTGCCGTTGAGTCAGCGAGACCAGTAGGTTTCAAGATTGTTCATGAAGCAGTTGATGAAATCATCTTCACGCTTGACGATATTGAGCAGGGACTGCTTGACGTTGGACAACTTGGATAATTGCCTTCTATAAGACGGAGACACAATCGTCTATAATCAAATAAAACCTTGGAGAAAAGATGATTGCTGGCATCTACAACATGCTGATTGAGCAGGGGACCACTTTTGTGCGGTCCTTTAATATTCAGTACCCAGACCCAGAAGACCCCGAGGTGTACCTGAACTACGACCTGACGGGCTACACCGCCAGAATGCAGATTAGAAGAACTATTGACTCTTCAACTGCCATAGTCACATGTACGACGGAAAACGGAAGAATAAGCATTGATGACGAAAATGGGGTCGTCACGGTCAGTATGACCGATGAGGTCACTTCTGCCATCACAACAAGCGGCGTGTATGACCTAGAGATAGAGGACGCTAGCGGCAATGTGTCCAGGGTTGTTCAGGGAACGGTAACGCTTTCACCAGAGGTCACAAGAGTGGTTGCACCATGACAAGTGCTGTCCCAAATGTTGTCATTGTCCAGCAGGACACCCCTAATGCAGTAAATATCAACCAAGACAGCCCCAACTGGGTAAATGTCCAGCAGGACACTCCCAGTCAAGTCATTATTGAACAAGATGCGCCCAATCAGGTCATTGTGCGAACTGGCGGAATGGCCAGCACCACCACCGTGCGTCATGTCCACACTCAGGCCTCTCCAGCCCTGGAGTGGACAATCAACCACACTCTTGGGGGAAAGCCGCAGGTAACTGTTGTGGATTCTGCGGATACCGTCGTCGTTGGTGATGTAACATATAACGGAACGACGCAGGTGATTCTTTCATTTACGGCGGCATTCTCTGGGTTTGCATATCTCACGTAAGGGCGAATAAATGGCAACAAGATTTGTAACAAATCTAGACCTTGTTCAGAATCAAATCCTGAATGGTCGTTTTGAGTCGGTTTCATCCGACCCTGCAACCAACAACTTTGAAGGGCGGATGATTTACAACAGCACCGAGGACACCATCAAGGTGTACACGGGCTCCGCATGGCGCAAGATGATTCACGCCGTCCAGGCGGCTGGAACATACACCGACGCCATCACTGTTACTGAGTCCAATGGAACAGTCAGCATTACGCTAAATCTCGCTGATACCGACTCCGCAGGTCTCCTGTCTTCAACTTTTTGGAACCTACTCAACGGCGCGACATCCGACGCAACGAATTCCACGCTCGTCAAGCGCGATTCCGCAGGCAATATCAAGGTTGCCGAGCCGACCGACCCAGCACATGCCGCCACAAAGGCGTATGTTGACGCCGCCCGCTCGGGCCTTGATGTCAAGCAATCTGTTCGTGCGGCCACCACCGACCCGCTCACAATTGCCTCAGACCTTGAGGCTGGAGATACGCTTGACACAACAGTCACACTCGTTGCTGGTGACCGTGTTCTCGTCAAGAACCAGTCAACCGCATCAGAAAACGGCATTTATGTTGTTCAAGCGTCTGGTGCTGCTGTTCGCGCAACTGACTTTGACTCCACAGCAGAGGTGACGCCTGGAGCGTTCACCTTCGTTGAAGAGGGAACCGTCAATGCCGATTCTGGTTGGGTGCTCACTACCAACGGCACAATTACTGTCGGAACTACTGCTCTTGCCTTTGCCCAGTTCTCTGGTGCTGGCTCAATTACGGCTGGAAACGGTCTTACCAAGACTGGCAACACGATTGATGTTGTCGGTACGACTGACCGCATCACTGCCAATGCTGACTCCATTGACATCGCTTCTACATATGTGGGACAAAGCAGCATCACAACGCTTGGCACGATTACCACTGGTACGTGGGACGCGACTACGGTTGCCGTTACTGCTGGTGGTACTGGTGTTGAGTCGTTTACCGACAACGGCGTTGTTTACGGGGATGGCACCAACTCTCTTGATGTAACAGCCGCTGGTACTCAGTATCAGGTTCTGCAGGCTGGTTCTGGTGGCGTTCCAGAGTTTGGTGCCGTCAATATCGGTCAGGCTGCTGCCATTACTGGAACACTACCGATTGGTAATGGCGGTACGAATGCCACCACTCAGGCTGGTGCCCGCGACAACCTTGCCGCTGGGGGAACGCAAGGTTCTGGTGTTTCTACCCCAACCCTTGCTCGCAAGGTCGCAAAGACTGTTGGCAACGGAGTGGACACATCGTTCACTCTTGTTCACTCTTTCAATACGAGAGATGTTCTCATTCAGGTTTTTGATGCGAGTTCGTATGACACGGTTATTGCCGACACGATTCGCACAGATGCCGACACGGTAACAATCACATTCTCAACAGCACCATCGTCCAACGCATTCCGCGTGGTCGTAATTGGATAGGAGAAAACAATGAAACTAACTAAAGAGCACAAGGCAATGCTGGCTTCATACGCTCGTAGCGTTCTTGGCGCTGGTGTGGCGGTTTACGCCTCAACTGGTGACCTCAAGGCTGCTGCCAACGCCCTCTGGGCGGCTGCACTGCCAGTTATCATGCGTTATCTCAACCCGAACGACCAGGCTTTCGGGCGCAAGTAATCAAAGGCCCTGAGGGGCCGATAGTAAGGAGCGATTGAGGTCGTGACCAGGTTTGTAGGCACTCCGCTTACGGGTATTGAATTTGCCAGCGCCAGTAGCGAGGCATTTTCTGCTCGTGTTGATGAGGACAGTAATCCCCGCATTCGTATTGATGCTGGTGGACGAATCACTTGGTCATCTGGTGCTGCTTCTGGTGATGTCATTCTTGAAAGAAGTGCCGCCGACACTTTGTCTCTTGGGTCTGGGGATACATTCAAGACTCCAGTTATTTATGTAGACAATATTGAGATTGACCCGACTGGCGCCACGACTGGTCAAGTTCTCAAGTTTGATGGCGTGAAGTTTGCTCCCGCTGCCGACGCCACTGGTTCTGGTGGTTCTTCTAATCTTGACGACCTTCTTGATGTTGTCATTATCTCAGCGACCACTGGACAATTCCTTAAGTTCAATGGAACCAATTGGGTCAACAGCGCAATCGCTCTTGACGATTTGTCGGATGTCGTTATTACTTCTCCAGAAGAGTTCCAAGGTCTTTCCTACAACGGAACATCTTGGGTGAATAGCCATATACCGCTTGTTTCTTATGTGCGCAATGCTGAGTCAACAACCATCACGACTGGAACATGCGTCTATCTTTTCGGTTCTACAGGCGACCACGCGACAGTCAAGAGAGCCGACAACGACTCCGATGCTACATCGTCCAAAACCATTGGTGTTGCTGGAGCAAACATTGCCGCTAGTCAAAATGGACCGATTATTACCCGTGGTTATGTTGATGGAATTGACCTTTCTACTGGTTATGACGCTGGCGACATTCTGTGGCTTGGTGAGGATGGCGGTTTTACAAAAACCAAGCCAACCGCACCCGAGCATATAGTTTTCATTGGTGTAGTTGTTCGTGCAACCAGCAACGGCATCATTTATGTTGCGACACAAAACGGTTATGAACTTGACGAACTTCATGATGTTTCTATCGCCAGTAGAACCTCTGGAGATTTTCTCAAGTACAACGGAACCCTGTGGGTTAACGACCAAATTGACCTTGGAACCGACACCGTTGGCAACTATATGGTTGATGTTTCTGCTGGTACTGGTGTAACGGTTACCCATACTCCATCAGAGGGCTCTACAGCCACTATCGCAATTGGTCAGGCTGTCGCCGCTACGGATTCTCCAACCTTTGCTGGGTTGACCATTAATGGACCAAGTATCGTTTTTGAAGGTGCTACTGCTGATTCTTTTGAGACGACACTGACTGTTGCAGACCCAACGACTTCAGATAAAACAGTAACAATCCCCAATACAACTGGAACGCTTATCACAACTGGTGATACTGGAACCGTTACCAGCACGATGATTGCTGACAGCACAATTGTCAATGGGGACATAAGTGCTTCGGCTGCTATTGCTCTGTCAAAACTTGCTTCTGGAACATCAGGACAGATTGTTGTTGCGAATGCTTCTGGTGTCCCAACATATACAACCGTATCTGGTGACATAACCATTAGCGACACTGGAGTGGCGGCTATTGCGGCAAACTCCGTTGCTCTTGGTACGGACACAACTGGTAACTACGTGTCTGATGTGTCCGCTGGTACGGGCGTAACAGTCACCCATACGCCAGGAGAAGGTTCCACTGCAACTGTCGCAATTGGGCAGGCTGTCGCCGCTACGGATTCACCCACTTTTGCTGGATTAACAGCCGATAATGTCAAAATTGGCGTTACCGCTGCAGGTGAAATTGATACATCTACTGGAAACCTCACAATTGATTCCGCTGGCGGAACAGTAACGGTTGACGACAATCTAATCGTTACAGGTGACCTTACCGTCCAAGGAACAACCACGACAATTGAGACAACAAATCTCAATGTTGAAGACAACATCATTACCCTCAACTACGGCTATACGGGAACGCCAACAACACTGACTTCTGGAATAGAAGTTGAGCGTGGTACCGCTTCAAATGTTTCCATCCGATGGAATGAACCTACTTCCACTTGGCAGTACACGGCAGACGGCACTCTATTTAACGACATCGGAAATACCAGTATAACTATCAGTGATTCTGCTCCATCGTCTCCTTCTGCTGGAGATTTGTGGTTTGAATCAGACTCTGGAAAAACATTTGTTTATTATGATTCTTTCTGGGTTGAGGTTGCTGGTGGTTCTGGTCCTATTGGTCCTCCTGGAATCATTGACGACCCTGGCAGAAAGATTGGTGAGTATTATGGCACCGTCGCAGCCAGCACCACCAGCCTTACGATGGTTGAGGACCGAACGTATTTCGCCCCCATTTACATCGGTACATCCACAACATTTGACCGCATCGGCATCCGCACACACTCCACATTCTCTGGTACTGCCACCGTCCGTCTCGGCGTCTACAATAACGGCGGCGGCGAACCCGCGACCGTGAGGTTTGACGCTGGTACCGTGTCCTGCACCGCCGCCAGCACGTTTTATCCCATCACAATCAGCCAGACCCTCCCTGCTGGGTGGTACTGGCTGGCCTGCAATAGTCAAACAAACGCCACCACGAACACGTTTACCTCAACCTCGTTGGGAATAAACTTCGGCATTCTAAAATACCCCTCTAATGGAGCCATCAACTTCACCGCCGCGCATTGGTACGAAGCGTCTGTTACGGGGGCTTTTGCTACGGCTGGCACCCTCGTACAGTCAGCAGAAACCCCCATTGTCGTAATGAGGACAGCATGAGCCGTATTGTTACTTTTGGCCTTGGCGGGTACTGTAAAGATTGTGACCCGAGCCACGACCACCCCCTTCACAACATTGTTGAGGATGTGGTGGTTCCAGATGAGCCACAGCAGCCCCTATATGGCATTGCTCTTGTGGCTACACTGAATGCCGTGCTTGGCATATGGGGTCTTGAGGACGCAGCAAATATTGCTGGAGTTAGTCAAGATGATTTGATAGCCGAGGCGCAGGCTTGGCAAGTTGCTGGAGAGAACAATGGCAATTGATTTTCCCAACTCACCCACACTTAATCAAATCTTTACTGATAGTGGTAAGACATGGACATATGACGGTGAAAAATGGGTAAGCACCAATCTTGCATCATTAGTAGGAGCAAAGGCTTACAGGTCGTCAAACCTGTCCAGAGCAAACAACTCTTTCGTCAACCTCTCCTTCAATGCTCAAGAGTACGACACTCATGCCTTCTTTGCTCCAACCTCAACCGACATGACAATTCCTTCTGGGCTAGATGGGTATTATCTTGTTCAGGGCTCCATTGAGTTTGCAGCCAATGCAACTGGTCTAAGAGAAGCAGGAATCCAGTTGAACGGCACAAACCTAACATATGTTTTTATACCTAGTGCTGGTTCTGTTTTTGCAACAATAGTCAATCTATCTGCCATTGTTTATTGTGTGGCTACCGATGTCTTGACATTGGATAGTTATCAAAACTCTGGTGGTGCTTTGAACATTCTTGGGGCTTCCGTGCCTTCTCGTACTTGGTTTGCAATAACATTCTTGGGAGCGTAAATGGAAGTTATTCTTTACTTTGCTGGCTTTGGTGAAGAGCCAGATGCAGATGAACTCCGCAGTCGTATGCGCAGCGAGCGTAATCGCTTGCTTGCAGAATCAGACTGGACGCAACTCCCAGACGCCACGGTAGATAAGGCAGCATGGGCTGCGTATCGTCAAGAGTTAAGGGACGCTACAGACGGCTGGGAACCAGCAGTGGTCTGGGTTGCCCCAGCCAAACCAGCCTGAATGCTAAAATAAGAGCATGAAATACCCCTCAATAAAACTCGTACTCCCCAAGGAACTCGCAAAGGTCCAGAACGGGAAACTCCCAGCCAATCTTCTCAAGAAGACGGCAATTGGCGGAAGGATGTACCACTGGGCGACTTTTGCCTTTGACATCATGAATGCCGAGGCAAAGAAGGCTGGCATTGAACTCGCCAACATCGGTGACTACCGCCCGTATGAGGGTCAGTTGTCCATGTTCATGGACCGCTACTCGCAGACCGACACGGGCCGCAAGCCCACGGTGACGCGCAAGTTTGAGGGAAAGACCTGGTTCCTCAAGAAGGGGAAATCACCCTCGGGAACCCCTGGATTTTCCAATCATGGCATGGGTTTGGCGATTGATTTAGGAGTGAAAAAGAAGGGCAAGGTTGTTTCCCTTGCTTCTGACCCGAAGGTGATGCAGTGGATGTGCGACAACGCTCCCAAGTACGGCTTCTACCTGCAGGTCTCCGACCCAAAGAACCCAGAGTTTGAGGCATGGCACTGGCAGTACGCAGTTGGCGACAGCCTGCCACAGCCGTCAAAGGACCTGCTCGCTTACTTTGCAGCCGCCAAGAAGGGTAAGTAAGCCAACTATTTACATTTGGTGAGGCATCACTGAAGTAAAATTGGTTCAATTCTCCTAAGGAATAGAGGCTTTCATGGCTGGTCTTGGTGCCAAAACATTTACACCGTCTGAGGTGCTTACAGCGGCTGATGTCAACGGCTACTTCATGGACCAGGTTATTTGTAACTTCGCAGATATTGCTGCCGCAGATACTTTTTTTACGGCCAATCCATCTAGAAAGTTTGTTGGAAGAGTCATCTTCGCAGAGGACGAAGAAGCCCTCTATATCTGGGACGGAAGCGCATGGACCGCCCAGACGGCGATTATTGCTGATGGCTCAATTACCACAGCAAAACTTAACCAAACAGCGTCTTCTGAAGCAGTAACTACGGCAACCATCAGAAACCTCAATGTCACTACTGCCAAGATTGCTGACCAGGCGGTTACATCCGCCAAACTCGGTCCAGTTGAAATTACTAGCATCACCACCAATACGACGTTAGCCCTAGTTCACTATGGAAAGATGCTAAGAGTCAATTCATCATCCGCAGTTACACTGACCGTTCCAGATAATGGAACTGTTGCATTCGCTACTGGTACAGAGATTTATGTTGTTCGCTATGGCACTGGAACTGTGACTTTTGCTGAAGGGTCTGGTGTCACGATTCTATCAGACACGAGCAGAAAGAACATCAAAACCCAATACTCAAGTGCCTCGGTGGTCAAGTTAGACACCAATGAGTGGTTGCTTACTGGCAACTTGGCGGATTAATAATGTTCCGCAGGCTTGGAGCCATAGCGGGTCAGTCAACAGACGCACCGCCTGGTGCCCCAACTATCACCTCTGTTACTCCTGGAGACGGCACGCTATCAATAGCGTTCACTGCTCCAGTATCAGATGGTGGAAGACCTATCACCAACTACCAATACTCACTTGATAACGGTGCAAATTGGACGACAAGGTCCCCTGCTGCAACGTCGTCTCCAATACTGGTAAGCGAACTAAACAATGGCACTACATATCAAGTCATCATACGAGCCATAAATATTGAGGGCCTTGGCCAGAATTCCAACATGCTCAGCGGAACACCCAGGACAACCCCGTCTGCACCGCAGTCTGTTCTGGTGACTAATAGTGGCGGCGGAATAAATCCACCAGTTGTCAACGTGTCTTTTTCTGCGCCAGCAAGCAATGGCGGAAATGAAATAACAAACTACGAATACAGCACAAACGGCGGTTCATCGTGGACTGCTCTAAGTCCTGCATCAACATCTTCTCCAATAAGTATCGCTGGCTTACTCAACTCAAGCACTTACAGTGTTGGAATACGTGCCGTCAATGGTGCTGGTTCTGGTGCGGCATCAGCATTCACCCCAATTAGACCTCTTCCGTCATTTGAAGCCACGCCCACGGCGACAACACCAGAAGTTTCTTCATATTCCGCGCAAAGCACTCAAACAGCGACATTTAGAACTGTCAACTGGACGGCAAACCTGAGTAACGACTTTGCCGCTGGCACATGGAACGTGACCCTGCACAGGGCGTCACCAAGTTCAATTCTTATCACGAGCAGCAACTACACGGCAACCAACTCCACAAATGGTTCGTTTACCCTTGACTACAACACTTACCAAACTCATTGGGGGCAGGAAGTACACGCCATATTCACGATTACCGATGTTGACGGGCAAACTTCTTCATACCAGACCCCGAACTTCACATTGCCAGCGCTACAGACAACAACAGTCACTACATGGGACGATAGGTCAAGAACCTACAACGCCCCTTCATACATAAGCCCGCTATACAATGCCACCGAGAACGGATACCAGAAACCATCGGAGGCGGTTTTCCAATCATCGGCTTCAAGGGCTTTTGATAACGACTCGGATACTTCTTGGTCTATTGGTAGTGTTGTAACCACAAAATACTGTGAAGTATGGGCGCGATTTTTTGTAAGTGAAGGAATAATTGCAAACATTGTCTACGCTGGAAATACTGGGAATAACTTCAACAGCATGGTTACTCTTGGTCAAGAGCAAAGTGGTTTAATTATCAATACAGCAGTTCTTAATATGCGTGACTTTAGAAGCCGTCATACTTTTAGAACTGATAACTGGCTTTTTATGTACGACAATGTTGCTGATGCATACAGGAATGGCAGCGGAACACAAAGAGGGACATTTCCCTCTGGCACAAACCTCTCTAGCCACAATAGTGAGCCCTTCATTTCAAGAAGGCTGTCTGATTCAACAGATATTCCGTCGGTCAATGGCGTGACATGGAACGAGACATGGTCAATGTCAAGTCTTGATGACTGGACAAGAGGAACTGTTTTTGGTATGCCTTATTTTGACGTGAATGTTTCTTTGGTGCAAAGAGGTAGTACTGGCGGCAACCTATGTGCCATTACCGATGTGCAGGTGTTGTGGGGGGCAACATTCCAGGAAATGTATTCATACAACACGACCACTTACAAGTGATGTACGAGTTTCTTGGCGAGCCACTCCCCGAGAAACGAAAGAAAGACCCCTACTTCAATCAGCGACAAAGCAAGAAAATGCGCAAAAAGCGCAGGAAATATCGTTAGTCTTTGTCTTTACTGAGAGCCACGCCCACAAGGTGGATAGCCAGCGCAATGCCGCTAATCCATAGGGCCTGGTTTCTTGTATCCCCAGAAAGGGTAATCAGCACTAGGGCAGTGCCAGCCAGCGTCCACGCAAGGGCGTGGAATTCCTTAACAAACTTGAACATGTTCTTCACACCTCATTATTTTCTTTTCCCACCAGAGCCACTGGATGCATTAGATGCAGCAGTGGGCAATGAAGATAGTACAGCACCAGCAGCGACCACAGCCCTACGAGTACCAACAGACACAGCCGAACCGACTGGAACGTAGTTGTCAAACTTTCCTCCGTAGACATTCACTTCATCCTCAAAGGCCTCCTTGATTTCTTCTGGGGCATTTTGGACAGCCGCGACTATTTGCGCAGCCTCTTCCTCTGTAATTTCATCCGTGTCAATCGCGTCAAATACTTCTGCGGCTTCATCTGGGCTCAGGGACACCAGCGCAGTGGCAGACACCGCGACACTCAACGCTTCCTCTGGAGAGATGTTTTCAGTAATTTCTGGAATGGTGGTTTCTGTAATTGTTGTTGTTGTCTCTGGAGCAGTGGTCGTAGTTGGGGGAATAGTCGTCTCTGGAACGGTTGTCGTCACAGGAGGAACCGTTGTGGTTGGGGGTAGGGTGGTAGTTGGAGGAAGAGTCGTGGTTGGGGGAACGGTTGTAGTAGGCGGAATCGTCGTCGTTGTCGGGGGCAATGTCGTGGTGGGAACTGGCGCATACAGGGCCAAAACATAGAGTTTCTTGTAAACCCCAGGGCATGGGTCACCAAAGACCCCGTTGTTCGCAAAAAGGTCAGCATTATTGTTTCCAATGATTGCGGACGCAACTATTTCTTCGCTTGATTGTGCATTACATATACCAACGCTGTAGGAGCCAGACGCTCCGTTGGGGGAGCCATAACTGGCAAAAACTATTTCTGTAAACACATGACCCTCTGGCGCAGACAGATTTCCCATAGACCCTTCCGTGAGTTCAATCCATGCACTGTTCGGTGGTGGCGGCGGGAGAACGACTTCGTGAAAAAGTGAAGCATTGGTGAAGGACGGGCCGTAACAACCAGCCCAATAGAGACCATTATCGCTACCAGTGATAAAAACTGTCACGGTCTCATTAGGTTGCGTGGTCTCCACTGAATGGGAAAACGTCTGTGACTCCTCTGGGGCCAGAACCCATCCAGAATAAAAAGCCTCATTTGAGTCCTGCACTACGACCTGATAGGCACCACGGGCCCACGGCTCCACGCCATCCTTGACTGTGTAACTGAAGGTAACAATTCCTGGTGTGCTTATTGTCACACTCTGGGAAACCGTGTTAGTCACGTAAGAAAACTTGAGAGCGTTCTGCTCCCAGCCACCTATGGAGGGAACTCCACCAATGCAAGATGCGTTGTTTCCTCCGCTCCAGCCTCCGCCTCCAGCGGTAAAACTTCCATTGACTAGAAGATTGGCCGCCGACACTTGAGTTGCGCAAAGCGTGAGAAAGCAAAACAGCGCAGGGAAAAATACAATCAGAAACCTAGTAAAGTTTTGGCGCATACACACCCCCAGGGATAATTCTACCATCCATTGTGCCTACTAATGACAGGGTGGCACTTGCCGTCGTGATAAAATCAATGAGCAGTAAAAACTGCTTCGTTACGGGTGGTGATGGTGTTGACCGAGGGAATAGTGATTGCGGTAATCGCAGCAAGCGGCACAATTACCGCTGCTCTCATAAACAAGATGCGCAGAGAAAATAGAAGTGACCATGACCTTGTGGTTTCTTCACTTGACAGAATTGAGTCAAAAATTGACGAACACATCGCTGACCACGCCCGTGGTGAGTTTGAATAAATAACACACTTGGGGGTGTGAGATGAAAACCATTACACTGAGAATCCTTGCCGTCTTTGCGGCGTCTGGTCTGAGCGTCGTCGGCGCTGGTGCGGTCGCTGGTGTTGAACTTTGGAAGGCTGTCCTCATGGCTGGTGTTGGCGGAGTCGCCACAGTCGTAGAGGGCCTGGCCCGCGCCTTCCTTGATGATGGAAAACTTGACGTTGACGAAATCAACGAGGTCTTCAACAGGGTTGACAAGGGAGCCGAGTAACTTCGTATAAAATAGGCTTAGCCACCGCCTCCTGTTTAGGGATATACTAAAAAACCTAAATCTAACTGAAGTTCGGTGGTGTAGGGTCTAGACATGGAAAACCCCAATGAGATGGTGTGGCACAACGACGGCCATGTCGTCCACCTGAAGATTGACAGGACTGAACTCGTAGCCACCCATGTGGACTGCCCTAATATCGGGGACTGCACCTCTGAGGAGCACGGGTGCGTCGTTCAGTGGTTCGTGGACAGGTTCGGGATGGAGTGCAATGTCGGCACCTGCCCTGCATCAGAAGCCCTGACAATCTGCTGGACGCTCTCTGGGAGCAAGCGAGACCTTGATGCCGCCCAGTTGTGGTTCATGCCCCTGACGGACGAAGTTTTTAACGCTTGGTTTGTGGGGCGGAATTCTGCTGAGCCTGCATCTTAATGACTTGATTCCTGGCAGCAAAATCATAAACCTGCTGGACGCCCTTAGGCGTAATCTTCCAAGAATCACTAGACACTTGTTCTAGTGAGCCATTGCTGATGAGTGTCTTGATGCTCTGCTTGATTGACCAAGCATCATCAAATCGGTAACTGAACTTCCTGACATCTTCAATGCCGAAGGCTTCACGCTTGAACTTGGCGTAGGAAAGCAGTACATACGACCTGCTGCCATACCTAAAGTTTGGTTGTGGCAATGCTGGCTTCTTGATTGCTTTCATCACGAGATAAAGGCTATCTAGAAGGGTTCTTCTTCGCTACTTTCTAGGATATTTAGTAGTGTGATAATGGTCTCAAGCCTCTGTATATCAGGGTGATTTTTGATTATTTCTTTATTGAAACTATAGACATTTTTGCGGTCGTGTTTTGTCTTTGTAATCAGACCTTCTGTCATTAGGGATTTGAGCGTTCTCTCAATCATGTTCTCGCTCAGATTGAGGTAAACCGCCAAAGAACGCACGGTCATCGTGGGGTCGCCCATCAATGTGTAAAGAACCCTGCCAGCCGTGGAGAACAGTTGCACCTCTCCACCAGATGAGTAGTGCAGGAGTTTCTGCTGGTCCAGCATCATCATGACCTTTTCCAGTTCCCCTGGCTTGTTCTGGAATACGCCGAGGGATGAAAGCGCCTTCTTGACTTCAGAAGATTTATTGTCATTCTTCACAGGCGTTCCTCCATAGGCGCACACGGTGACACTAGCATGCTTGCGCCCTGTGGATAGTGTGTGTATCCTCACGGCACACAAGGAGGACAAATGCTGAAAGACAAGTTGATAGGACTCAATGACCAGCCTCAGGTTAAAAAGGGCTGTGTTGTGGGAAATATGATGAAAACACTTGACGAAGAGACCAAGCAAGCCTTTATTCAGGTTATGCGAAGTGACATTCAGGCAACCCAGATAGTTCGTGTACTAAAGTCCGAGGGCCATCCAGTGAGTGATACCACTCTCAGGCGGGTACGCCAGAATTGTTTTAACTCCGAGAATGGATGTGAGTGCATCAATGGCTGAGAACCTGAAGGGGAAGTTCACTTCCCTGTCTGAAGAAAAAAAGAAAGAGCAGTCCAAGAAGGACGTGCTCGGCGGTATTGCCGAGATGCTCGCTCGCAAGAACATCTCCCTTGATGAGATTGGCGACATCAAGAGGGTGTCGGTCTACCAGTCCATCATCAAGAACGACCTCGGGGAGGCAGAGGTCCAAGACCTCACCGCAATCCAGTTTTCTCCCAAATGGGAGTCTGGTCCAGAGTGGCCCGTCGTCCAACAGGGCAAGCCCGTACAACTACCAAAGTCAACGACAAAACCAGTCAAGAAGACAGGTTACAAAACCTGCGTTATCGTCCCTGATATACAGATTGGTTACTACCGTAACTTTGATGGAACCCTGGAGCCGACCCACGACGAGTCCGCTATTGACATCTGCTTGGCGATGATTCGTGACCTCAAGCCAGAGGTGATTGCCTGCGTCGGTGACAACCTTGACCTCCCAGAGATGGGCAAGTACATCACCTACCCAGCCTACGCCCAGACCACCCAGGCTTCCATTGACCGAGCCACCCTGTTCTGTGCCCAGATGCGGGAAGCCGCCCCTCACGCAAAGATTGTGTGGCTGGCTGGTAACCACGAGGAGCGCATGCCCAAGTACCTGGTCCAGAACGCCACGGCGGCCTATGGACTCAGGAAGGGCAATGCCCCAGAATCCTGGCCAGTGCTATCAGTTCCCTATCTCTGCCGAATGGACGAATTTGGCGTGGAATACAAGCCTGGATACCCAGCGGCGGATTTCTGGATTAACAAGAAACTGAAAATCATCCACGGCGACCGCGTGAAGTCTTCTGGGTCAACCGCCCATGTATATCTCAATGCCGAGAAGGTGTCGGTTATCTACGGGCACATCCACCGCATTGAGACCGCCTTCAAGACCCGCGAGGACTACGAGGGACCAAAGACCGTCATGGCAGCATCCCCAGGGTGTCTCGCCCGTATTGACGGTGCTATCCCATCCACGAAGGGTGGCGTAGACCTTGACGGGCGCCCACTCACCAGACACGAGAACTGGCAGCAAGGCGTGGGAGTAGTCACCTTTGAGGACACAGGAGAGCATAAGTTCTCCTACGAGGTGGCTGTCATCTATGACGGTTGGACCATGTTCCGTGGTCACGAGTACGGGTCCAAAAAGCCGAAGAAGTGACAACGCTCGTCGGTATCCAAGGCGACGGATATGCCGTCGTGGGAGCCGATACCCAAATCACCTCTTTTGACAATTCGGGCAACCCTTACCAGATATCCAATCTCGCCTCTGGTTCTGCGAAGATAGCAACCAATGGGAAGTACATCCTGGGGGCGGCGGGAGACATGCGGGCAATCAATCTGCTTCACCATGCCTTTGCTCCCCCTGCCCCACCCCAGGAGGCAAGAGGAAAGAAACTTGACTCCTTCATTACTGCTAAATTTATCCCAGCACTAACCGAGTGCTTTGATACTTACGGGTATTCCGTCCCTGATGGGAAGGACAATAAGGACCACTCCAGCGAGCAAAACTCCACAATCATCGTGGTCGTTAATGCGACTATCTACCTGATAGAGAATGACTACTCCTGGACCTCCGAGGCCAGTGGAATGTATGCGGCTGGCTCTGGCGCCCCCTATGCACTGGGGGCACTGAGCGTCCTGTCCCCCAAGAAGGGCATGAATCTCCAACAGGCCAAGGCGGCGCTTCTTAAAGCCCTCTGGACGGCAGCCAAGTTGGACCCAAACACGGGGAGCCCTTTCCATACCCTCTCCCAGGAGACTGGCACCACGGAGAAGGTCGTCCCCATCAAGTCTGCCCCAGCAAGACCGAAGACTACGAGGAAGAAGTGATGGGCGCGCTTAGTTCCTTCAATGTTTCTGAATCCCGTGTCATTCCCATAGAGGGAGAGAACACCATAGGGAGACAAAGACCCTGGGGGGAAGATGTCAGATAAAGATACCCAGAAGAAAGTTCCCCAACCAGATAAATCTATTGATATACCAGATTCAAACTGGTTTGACTATGCAGCATGCAAGGGACTGACCCAACTCATGTTCCCCAAGGAACACAAGGATATTACCTACATCGCACAGGCAAGAGCCATCTGTAGGGAGTGCCCAGTAAAGCCTCAGTGCCTGGAGTATGCCCTGGAGTTCCCACCTGCTGACATGCATGGGGTATGGGCTGGACTGACTAGCAGACAGTTGGCTGCGGAGCAAAGACGCAGGGGAGTAAAGCCGATTAGACCGACGCTCAGCCAAATGTGGGGGGACTAGGCGATACGGAAAGAGCAGGTCTGGCAGAACTCAGCACCATCAAAGGTGATGATTTTCATGTCGCACTGTTCTCTTCCGCAGGGCATTATCACCCTTTCCCCCAAAAGATATTCCCTGAGGTACTGGTCAGGGGTGGGCTTTGGATGGGGTGCGGGGGCTGGGGGTAACCCTTTTTCGGAACGGATGAACTCCCAGGCCGTATAGGTGAGAAAGGCGGAAAGGGTCATGCCTTCTCGCTTGGCAGCGTCTATCAGG